GCGCTGGCGGAATGCCTTGTGCTAAAGCATTACCGATAGCTTGTAGAACTGGTGGTGGCAGTGATTGCAGGGCTTGAATAACTGCTGCAACTACATTACCACCACCACCAGCCTGCGGTGCACCCGGTTGGGGCATTGGCTGACCCCCGCCCGGAGCTACGCCAGCCTGTCCGGGTGCTCCACCTTGTTGAGATTGAGCCATCATCATTACTTCCTGCTCAATCTTCATCCAATCTTCTTTACTAACCATGAAGTCATCGAACGCCTTCGACATCATATCCAGCGACACCTTAAGCGCACTTGCAGGTGCAGCCCTTACATACTGTGCCATCACCTGACCAATCTGCACTGCCTCCTGTTTCTTCTGCTGCGTAGTCAACTTCTGTGTCGACCCACCAACTACAGTCAGTGTCATACGTGCATAATCACGCAATCCATCAAGCGGACGCCAGAACGGACTTACATCCATACCCGTAAGTTGAGTGGCGGTTTCTGCGTCCATAAATCGCATACACAACTGCGCGAGTTTCCATCCAATGTCACCGAGGGCGTCCTCAATAGCATCCAGACGCATATCCATGCGAAGATTACCCATAGTACTATAGTAATCAATCGCCTTGTTCGTGGTGTTAGTCTTGAACTCCCCACCACGCTCAATCTCATTTGTCGCAGCAATTCGATCCACCGATTTATACAGATCTTGTTTGTCGAACAACTGCGTGAACGCCATACTTGGCGGTGTCAACGAGAAGATCATCTTGTTCGGGTCGACACCTTCAGGCACATCTAACGGAGTTGCAGTAGCATCAGGTCCTTTTAGGATCTGATCGACAGTTTCCTGAGTAAGCCCTGTGTTCTTATTATAGAATATGTTCCGTCTGGCCCAGAGCAACGCCCTACGACGTTCATCATTGATTTCGTTAATCTGATCCTGTTGATCGAGATAGTAGCTAACCTCTCCCTTGGCGTAGACCGAACTAGGACTGTCGTGGAACCACATGGGCACAAATGGATAGAACCCTTGTAGTTGGTAAGGATCGTCCCAGACCCAAATCGGCCATTTCCAATCGTTGTCGGCATATAACTCAAGTCGCCGCGTAACTTTGTCCCAGACATACCACACCTTAGTCAGACAGGCTTTGTCGAATTCGTCTTTGTTCTGGTATCCATAAGCATTATAACTGTTATTGTCTTTGCTGAAGAGCGTGAAGTCGTCATCGCTCTCAGTGCTTCCACTATTGAGGACATGCGTGGGTTCGTAGATACTGACGTTCTCTTCTTTCTCTTCATCCTCAATGGCGTAGATGGCATTGATATACTCCGTCGGTAGCATATCCTCTACCATGACCCAATTGCAGTCACTCAGATACGGATCATTGCCATTCCAATCCCGCAACACTTGATGTGGCATCCTAATCCGCACATACGGCCCACTCGGCTGTAGAAACTCTACCTTCTCTTCTAACGCAGTGAGCTTACCTTCAATCTCTCTGATTTCATCATCATCTTCAGCTTTCTCTAACTGCTGCGACAACAACTGCAAATCAGTCATTGCCTGCTCACTGCTCTTATCTTTCTGCGTATAACCAACCTCAAACCATGCCATATTCGTCAGCAGTGCAATCAGCACATTCTTCTTCGCCTTGGGCTTAATATTCACCCCTGGCGGATACTTCATCGCGAACAGAGCACTAATTAGCTTCTGCAACGCACGAGCCATAGTATCACCGACCGCTTGATCGGCATCATTCTGGCTAGGCTCAGTAGTCACACTGACAATCGGGTTCTTCGCATACAACTCTGGTATCTGTGCATTGATGTTCGAGAACACTATATTCTCAGTGCTGCTGAACATCTCATTCAACCGCCGTGCGACGTGACGATTGCCAGCAGTTTGACCCATGCGATTGCGACTACCACTATTAAAACCATCTCGATGGTTAGCCTGATCCATGTTATAGTAGTGGATTGCTTCGTCCCACGCATCGATCAGGTCCTGCATAGACTTTTGCGCAGTATCACGCCGTGAACGCCAAATCCCACCGCGCTTACTCGATACCGGAATGCGACTATCCGGCATTGCCTTATATACTGCGGGTGCGGGCGGTTCTTCCGGTAAACCAACACCTGCTTGACCGAGTGCGTCCTCTAATGGATCACCGCTCGTATCCATGTTAAACTGTGGATCGTCCTGCTCGAATGTGCCGCTCATACGCGAGTTCTCCACTCGTCATCAGTATTGAGTTCAGCCGGATCGCGCAAGAACGGACCAGGATATGTAGGATTAATCTCAGGATACGTCGGTGGCTGTGCCATCGGTGGCAGTTGCTCGTATGGCATTGGCATTATCGGATCAATCAACACAGCACGTGGATCATACATGCCTGTATTACCAGCAAGTAGTATCGACGTAGCGATGTCCCTAGCGTCCATACTACCAGCCTCCGTGTGGTTCTACTTGTGCAGCCGTGTTGATTAACATGTCCTGCAACTCATCCAACGTCTCCATCAATGGATAATGCGATGAATTACCTTGTAAGATAACGAATGTCTTACCTGGATTATTTGTTGCTTCATTCATTGGACCATATGCAGCTATCTGCATCGGTCTAACCCACACATATGTATTATATACAGACGTAACAACGATCCATCCAGGTGCAGGTACAGGCTTGTTGGCTGGACTAGTAATACTCACTTGTGTCTCGCCTTTACTTTATTGTTCTGTTTCTTATCGATCTCATGCCAACTCAACCATGCAGGCGGTTGATCAGGCAAACCAACATACTTCGCCAACCGTGGCCGTGGTGTCATTGCATATTTCCACATATCCATGGCGTGGTCATTTCTGTCCACCGGCTTGTCTGTTGTTTCATCACTTCCGTCGCGCTGGAAGTAGTATTCAGTGATCTCATCCACGAACCACTGACAGTTATCGCATACATAGAAGTGTGGAGACATTCTATGTCCGGTAATAGGATGCTCATGCGCCGGCATAGGTGCCAAGTATTGCCAATTCTTTGCAATGCCACTGGCGATATCGTTATTTCCACGTTGCATCCTGATGCCTTCGTCATTAAACAGGTCTGCAACTGTTTGACCAACTGATCGGGCATTTCCGGTCTTACGACGAAAGACATCAGGATCGGCATAGATCATACCTATGTCATCGTCTGTGATGCGATATTTAGCGCGCGTTTCATGTATTCGTCGCGCTGCGCTCTCAACAGTGAGTTCTGCAATTCGGAAACCGTCAATAAGTATGACGTTACCATCGTCATCCACGAAAAATAAGCCATAGCAACTATGCCGCGATAGTCCGTGGTCATATCCTTCGATCCATGTCGGTCTGAAGCCACTAAGGTGTAGCGTTCGCAAGTAGGCCATAGCTGGACTATGTTCGAGGACATGCATTACCTCATCAAACTGCGGATAGATCAGTCCTTGCAGAGCGCCCCACTTACCAAACACAAACCGCTCGCGCATAGAACCAGTATAGGTGGCAAGCATCCCACGAATGTAGTCTTCGCCCACATTATCCACATTCTCGAACGTGCTTCCTTCAAACAACTCGATCAGTGGAACGGGCTTCCCATCCACCAGCACAGGATTGCCATCGTTATCAACTTCACAAAGTAACTTGTCACTAAGGACCCCACGACGAAAATCATGCAGAGGCTTAACAATCTCGCGATAGCACCAGTTGCGTGTGGGGTTGAGTGTGGCCATGAACCACTTCGGTCCGGTGCGCGGCATTCTAGGATCATCGCCAATATACTCAGTGCTACCACGTAACCGCCCCATCAGATCCATAAAGTCCTTATGCGTAAACTCAGGGTCCTCCAACTGATCCACTATGATCCAGTCATACGTCGCTGACAACAGGTTGCTCTTGCTCTCCTCCGTCTCTCTCCCACGTTGTGCTACGTATCTGAAATTGACAGTAGAGCCATTCTTCAGAACAAGTGTGTTCTCGTCCCTGCTCGGCATACGCTTTATCCAATGCGGCGGACACCATAGCAAGAATTCTCGCCTTATAGTGTCGTTGAGCTTCGGGTATGTTGACCTCGCCACCAAACCGTTGCACCCAGGATAGTCTTTGCATAGCTTCAAAGCTTTTATGCATGTCGCTGCTGTCTTCCCATTACCAAATCCACCACCACAGAATTGCACCTTGGCATACGAGTTATGGAACTGCTCATGCATACCACCTTCAACAATCTTGTATCGACGGCTCATGTGGTCACCGCTTGCAACTCAGCATTCGACAACACACGAGGCCAATATCGCACTCGGCATATATGACCATTCAGTGCGCGATCGAGTGCTGGACGATTACCTATATGCATTGTTGTAATCGTAGGAACACCAGTATTTGCTACTGATACAGGCGCTTGTCCCGCAACACTAACTTGGTGAGCAGTTGTTGTGTAAGTTATCCCAACACGCACAGGTAAACCAAGAGGAGGAGGATAAGTAGAGCTTTGTGCAGTAGTCTGTGCTGATCCTGCAACTGTCATTGCACATTGATAGAAATTACTGGCTGCAACCAAAATCGACGAAATGAAGTTTGATGTCGTTCCATCACTCAACTCAGCCAAGCGAGTTATATTAGTTATTGGGCTTGACCATATAGCATCAGCTACAAGTGTTCCCGCAGGGGCTGAATACCATATGCCTGCTGGTGTGATTAATACATCGTTATTACGTGTCACTGTCGAAGCAGCAGTCGGTGTGTAACTGGTTGGGAATGTACCAGCTTCTGTCTGTGCACCCCACACATAAGCATATGATGCTCCATCACCTAAATACGATGTTGCACCAGCATCATTACACAGTCCTATGCGACAAATTGCACTTGGTGGCGATGCAACACTAGTAGCTGTACCCCATATACGATACCACCCATTCGAGTAAGCTATAATCCCTGAAGCAACTGCACCACTTGAAGATATAATTGCTCCCAGCGACAAGTCTGCAATGACAATAGCACCAGTTCCACTAGTCCATGCACTTCCCACACGCAGCTCTATAGCTACCTTATTACGTGGTCCAGCTTTAACAAACGCCGAAGCGCAGTAAGTCGTGTTACCAGCTGGCGTAAATGAGAAATCAGCACTATGATCTGCATTGGCTGAGTTCTCTGTGAGTCTATTACCACTCTGTGTCCCATCTGGTGCGATAATGTCGCCTCTGATTATTGTTGCCGCACCAATTCCCCATCCTGTGCTAAGATTACCTGATTGGGTAACTACATTTGTGCGTTGCTCTTCAACCAACAAACCAAGTGGTGCACGTGTCACTGGATCATGATCGAACCTAGGCACACCACTAGCTGCTGTCTTCAGCTGTCCATCAATGTCTGTATACGTACCAATTGTAGCACGTGTAAACGTAATACGACTGTCAAGTGCTGGTGGATCCATAAACCCAATATCCAGCGTAGGCTGTCCCGTAATCTGTATCAGCTCATCTTGGCTCAGCATACGTGGCCAATACATCACACGACTAAGCCACATACTCTGTAGTATGTTGCCTGTATCTCTACCGAACCGCAATATATTCAGCGAGCCAGGGACAAGCGCAGCACTAGCTGATGTCGGAGTGCCTCCATTGATAGCATACAACTGACTGCCAGCACTCCAAGATGATGCCATCTTGAATGTAGTATTACTAGCATATACGTTTGGTCCCATCTGCCATTGCTGCACACCGCCGGCTGTACCCGCAGAATACACCCGACCTACGCCAGTCGCTACGAGATGTGTGATTATATTGTTGTTGGTGCCATCATCCATCTCCACAACACGTGGGAACGATGAAGGCCGCACACCATTCCAAGTATTCTCAGTATACAGACTACCTACTGATGCATTATACCAACTACCCAACGACATCGTAGCAATATCATCAGCACGTGTTGCAGCAGCACCAGTCGTTGGAATATACGATGTAGGGAATGCACCTGTCTCAACCTGTGGTGCACCAACACGGATGGTGAAATCAATCGCTGCACCGTTGGTAATAACAAATGCCAGCGCAGGCTGAATGTTAGTCGCACCAGTAGTTGCAGCAGCAGCAGCAGACTGACGAGCAAACGAGCTGCCAAGTGTAAAGTTAGTGTCAGTTACACCAGGAGCGCCACCAGTCCATCGCATATCAACCGAACTGCTAGTCACATTTGTTAATGTTCCAGCAACCAGCCAAGCATAGAAGCTCTCTGCATACGTAGTCCCAGGAGTAACTGCGATCTGAGTTGAACCATCAAACGCAAGCACAATGAATGTACTAGACGACGTGCCATTAAATCTGAAATCAGTGAACTGTATGCCGTTAATTACACCAGGATTGGATATAGTGCATGTTAATCCAGCAGCACCACCAACCAATGCCCAATTTGTAGGAAGAGCACCACCAGAACCAATAACACCAGCAGTTGCACCAGCGTTTACGCTATTACGTACGCTATTCGTGCGCGTCTCTTCAATCAACAAACCACGCAACTGCAATGACACAGGATCATAATCAAATCGTGGCACATTAGTCCCAGCACTCTGCATCGTGCCAGTGTTATCGAAATACGTCGCTGGACCGGCAGCACGTGTAAACGTAATGCGTGGATCTAGCACACCACTCGTAAAGTTCAAATCAAGTGACTGCATAGGTCCCGAGGCACTACCAGCACCAAGACCACTCGGGAACTGTCTGCCTACGAAACCTGTTCTAAACATCAGTAATACTTCTCCATGATCCATGCCATACCAGCAAATGCCAGCACAGCTACACCAACGATCACGAATATCTCACACATTATGCCACCAATTCAGCGATATTCATATTACCGCTCGCTGCATCCTGTATCACTGCAACACGTTCACCTCTATTCACCCAGAAATACTCCGGCGTGAAAGCAGGGAGATAGATCGATGTAGCACCTGAAGCAACTGCGACGGGGTTAGCTCCAAATGCAACCCAACATGCAGCCGTAGCCACGAGGCGTATGTGCGTAGTGTTGTTTGTGACTGTGACAGGCGTGCCATCCGGGTTGTAAGTACCCGTAGTCGTAGTATTCTGGGAGAACGCTGCACTCTGTGCAGATGCTGCACCGATAGCGACATTCTGTGCCGAATACGGTCGCGACGCCTGCACAAGTTGGCCATGTATGTCTACTTTCAGTGTCACTACACACCTCCCATATCAATCGTCGGCACATTCACTGCATCGCGCCTGACAACTTCGATAACCAAACCGCCATCCATGCGATGCCTATGCTCCACAACATCAGCAGGACGATGCCCACTACGATCAAGCACGTCTCGTGCCGCAGCCATGCGATCTGCTCTAGTGCCTGCCTGCAACGCATCCACCATAACCTGAGCAGCAGTTCTTGCATTCTTGGAGATAAGCTCGCGAACCACATCAGTTTCGCTATCCAACACCGTTCGCACAACCGCATCATGCATCTGCTTATACGGATCACACGCTTTTATCTTCTCGATCCGATCAATCGTGGTGCCAATAGCCTCAGCGATGTCTTCTACATCCAACCCATACAGCGCATATGCGAGCACAGCACCAATTGCATTCATCTGCCGTGGTGTGGCAGGCAAATCACTGATCCGCCTACGCACATTCACCACACGCGGCGTATCTTGCTCTATTACAGCCCTTGGCTGCTCTGCATCATTGACATTACCACCAGGATACACGACACGACCATCAGCCAGCCGCAATGGCTCACCACTTTGCGCTAAACTCATGGAGCCACCGGACGCAACTGCATTCTTGGACGTGTTCTATAACCAGGCAACTCCTCTATACTCACTTGTGGCCTACCAGCCTTCGGTGTGATCGGTATCGGTGGCTCATTAGGCGGTGGTTGCGGCGGAACCTGCATATTCGGCACACTTTGGTTCGCTACATCCACATTCGACACACCAGGAGCAACCTGATTAAGTCCAGGTGCAACTTGTGCATAATTCGGCATTGCAGGATCATATTGCAGTCGTGGCACACCGGGTTGTTCGACTGCTCTATCAATTGCAACAGTCATCTGATCCGGTGGTGGTGATGCAGCACCAGCAGGAGCGCCAGCAGGTATTCCACCTCCACCAACAGCAGGATTACCAGTAAGATATCGACCAATCAGTGGAATAGCAGCAGCAATCAGTGCACCAATCGGACCAACACCACTTGTATCAGTATTAGGTGCAAGTAGCGCTCCAACTTCACTCATTCCAGCAGGACCAGCACCAACTCCTGGCTGAACAACAGGTGTAGGCGTAGGTTGTGCAGATGTAACTGTCTGACCAGCAGTTTCACCTGGTCTTATCTTCTGTTGTGCTTGTGAGTCAGGATGTGGTGGCGTTTCGATGTCTCTTGCTGCACTTCTGCTTCTTTGGCTTGGAGGTTCCGTATTTGCAGCAGCATTTCTAAGTCCCTGAATGGGATCTGGTCCCAAAACAGTGCTATCTCGAGCGTTCGCCTCAATTGCTCGACGAACATTCTCAGGATTATATGTAAGTCCCTTACTCGTGAGGTAATTACGTACCAAACCACCAACTTCTGACGAACCAGCATCATCTGGCGCATCACTTCGATTATTTGCTGCCATTACATCATCCTCCGTCCACCCAAAATCGCATGTGCGACACTAGCAGAGTGTGGCATATTGTCTTTCGGGAAGGATGCGCTATTCTCCTCACGCGGTTTGTTGGTATATTGCGTTTTCCTCCCGCTCGTTATCTTTTTCGTCTCCTGATCTTGTGTACTACGAAT